ACAGGTCATGGCAGATGTTGATAAAGACATTGACAAAATCAAATCTACTTGGGAGGAAAATGACAGAGAAAGCACCCCACACATCGTGGAGACAGGAGTATTTGGAGATGAAGGCTGGTCTATCGAAATTTCAAATCCAGTTGTTGAAAGAGGGACCTCATCAACTAGCACAGGCATGGTTACTGGGAGCGATGCATCAGGATTACAAGAAGATGAAGGGGATAAAGGAACCGCCCAGTAGAGAATCGGGATACCAGACATCATTGAAGGAGTGGTTTCAGAACAACACTTGACTAAATAGTTATGTCATGTTATCATGACATTACGTTCAGTATGATACACTCATACCGCAAGTAAGCCGACTCGGAACGGGTACGTTCATCCCTATGCCAGTAATTTTTTTCCTATCTGTATTGGCATCACATGAACCAGTCCATTGGACTATTAAATGTGAGCAGTGGACAGAACTAGCTGTTGAAGTTATGCAAGATGAATATCTTGATGACAGAAGCAAGTCAGATCTGATCAACTACTTTGCTACAAAGGTAGAGGAAGAATGTGATGCATTGGGACGCAAGTAAGCCGACACGGAACGGGTTCGTTCATCCCTAACGGGACGCAAATGCCGACTGAAGGAACGGATGTCAAAGTCCAATTACTTTAGGAGAAAACCGATGGCACAAGTCACATACCGTGGTGTTAAGTATGACACCAATGACAACAAGCAAACATCCACATCTAAGCAAGACCTTGTTTATCGTGGTGTAAAGGTAGCTAAAAAGGTTACTGTTGCTGCATAATCAAAATTCATTTTTGATTTCATGAATCTGGGAAAAAATTTTTCCCAGATTTTTTTATATAAAAGGTCGTATAAATACCTAGATGAAAGAGAATCAGAAAACAGAAAGAAAAACGGCTAAAAGATTAATAAAGCTTGCCAAACTTAATTCTAAGTGGTATACTAAAGAGGATGTCAAGTACGCAAAATTAATTCGTAGAAGTTTAAAACATAATGCCAACCTATAATGTAAAACACAAGGAAACTGGTGAAACAAAAGAGTTTCGTATGTCAATTAAAGACTATGAACAATGGAGGATTGACAATCCTGATTGGGATAAAGATTGGACAGCAGGTGTAGCAAGCATGGGTGAAGTTGGAGACTGGAGAGATAAGATGAGAAAGACACATCCTGGTTGGGCAGATGTCATGGGTCAGGTTAAAAAGAATCCTAATTATGGATCGTGTCCCAAATCAAAAGAAGGATATCAGTGGTAAATTATGGCAGTTAAAAAGAAGACACCTTCTCCTACAGGTATGTCTAAGAAAATGTTGAAAAGGAAGAAACCTATTAACAGTAATTACTTCCTTGATGTAGGTCCTATTACCGAGAACCAAGAGTTCTTTTTTAAAGAATGGGATAAAGGTAAAAACTTATTCTCATTTGGTGCAGCAGGTACAGGTAAAACATTTATTGCATTGTACTTAGCACTTAAAGAGGTGATGAATGAAGAATCACCTTACGAAAAAGTGTACATCGTTAGGTCTCTTGTATCTACACGTGAGATTGGGTTTTTGCCTGGTACTCATGAAGACAAGTCAGAACTATATCAAATACCATACAAAAATATGGTAAGAAATATGTTCCACATGCCTGACCAAACTAGTTTTGATATGTTATATGATAATCTTAAAACACAAGAAACTATTTCATTTTGGTCTACATCATTCCTCCGTGGTACTACTCTTGATGATGCTATTGTCATTGTTGATGAGTGTCAGAATCTTAACTTCCACGAACTTGATTCAATCATGACTCGTGTTGGACAAGATAGTAAGATAGTATTCTGTGGAGATGTAAATCAATCAGATTTAGTTAAAACAAATGAGCGTAATGGTATCTTAGATTTCCAACGCATTCTTCAAAATATGGATGAGTTTTCTGAAGTAGAATTTGGAGTAAGTGATATCGTTAGATCTGGTTTGGTAAAATCTTATTTAATTAGTAAGATGTCATTAGGATTATGATAGATACTGTCTTTACACACAAGGAATTAGTTCCTCTTGATATGAAAGCAGAAATGGTGGAGGGTAAAAGACTTTATCTAACACCTTCTGGCAATCATTATCCATCAGTTACTACTGTTATCAGTAATAATATTAAGAAGCAAAAGAGTCTTGCTAGATGGAGAAAACGTGTCGGTAAAGACAAAGCAGCAGCAATTTCCTCACGCTCTGCATCACGTGGTACAAAGTATCATTCAATAGTTGAGGACTACTTTAACAATGAGTTAAAGATTGATGAGTACAAGGAGACTCCACTTCCTGTATTCATGTTTCACAATAGTAAACGTGTACTAGATCGCATAAATAATATATTACTGCAAGAAGCAGCACTCTACTCAGACCATTTAGAAATAGCAGGTCGTGTAGATTGCATCGCAGAATTTGATGGGCAACTATCCATTATAGATTTTAAAACTTCTGCCGAACCTAAGAAGGAACAATATTTGTACGATTACTTTGTTCAAGAGACAGCATATGCTTGTTGTCTTCAAGAACTGTACGGTTTAACTGTTAAACAATTGGTAACTATAGTTGCTTGTGAGAATGGTGAAACGCAAGTTGTAATCAAACCACCTAAGAAGGAGTACCTTCTTAAACTCATTGAGTACATAGACGAATACCAAACATATGGAAAAGAAAAACTTACTTGAAGATAAATTTATGACTAGTGCGAAGTTCTCACAAGAAGTAGAGAAAATTGCTGTGACAAATGAAGATATGAACTACATAGATTCAGTGCTACATCTTTGTGAAATAAACGAAATAGAAGTGGAATCCGTATCTAAATTGATATCAAAACCACTCAAAGAAAAGCTTAAATATGAAGCACAGCAACTAAATTTCATGAAGAAAACAAGTCGTGCCAAACTAATGCTAGTATGAGTAAATTTTTTCAATCAGAATTAGTCAGGGGTGACATCCAAGAGATGGCTGCCCTTCAAGAGTTTTGTTTCAGATCAGTAACTAATCTTGCACTCCTTGATAAGGAAAGAAAGTTACAGTATTTTGAAGCACTAAAAAAACTATTAGATAAACAAAAAGTATTTCATGCCCGTCTTCAGTTGAGTGATGATCCAGAAGCAAAACAAGTTGCTGACAACATGAAACAGGCAGTCGTTATGTTAGGTGGAGATCCTAATTTAGAGGTCAGAGAAATGTTTGATGATCTCCTAACAAAAATAAAAAAGTTTGAAGAACAGGTTGACAAGCAATCCTAGATGTGTTATAAATAATATATACCTGACTGATCATCGGGTATGGGAGTGACTGAATAAACTTACTGGCAACCGCTAGTTAAGGTGATGAGACACAGGTGGTGCTGCTGATGCGAGTCAGAACTATCTTACCAGATAGGTCTCAGGCAAGGAATGTATTTTACACTGTAGTAATGCCCATTCCTTTGTTGGTACACAGTAATCCAACCTCCCCCCTTTTTTAGATCGCAATCCAATTAAATCCGAAGTAATATGTCATTCGCAGAATTAAAGAAAAAATCCCAATCAAATCTATCATTCCTACAAAAAGAACTAGAGAAGACAGTTAGTAACAAACAAGTTGATGAACGATTCTGGAAACCAGAAGTAGATGCATCAGGTAATGGTTACGCTGTCATTCGTTTTTTACCAGCACCAGATGGTGAGACAGTACCTTGGGCAAAGGTTTATAGTCATGCATTCCAAGGACCAGGTGGTTGGTACATAGAGAATAGTCTTACTACAATAGGAGACAAAGATCCAGTAGGTGAAGTCAATCGTAGACTCTGGAACAGTGGTGAAGATGCAGATAAAGATACTGCTCGTAAGCAAAAGAGAAAACTATCTTACTACAGCAACATCTATGTTGTAAAAGATCCTAAGCACCCTGAGAATGAGGGTAAAGTATTCTTATACAAGTATGGCAAGAAGATTCATGACAAGATTCTTGCAGCAATGCAACCTGAGTTCCAAGATGAGACACCAGTAAATGTGTTTGATCTTTGGGAAGGTGCTAACTTTAAGTTGAAGATTAAAAAGGTCGCAGGTTTCTGGAATTATGACAGCAGTGAGTTTGATTCTATTAGTGCTCTTAGTGCAGATGATACTGAACTGGAAGCAACATGGAAGTCAGAGCACTCACTAGAAGCGTTCACATCAGCAGATCAGTTCAAATCATACGAAGACCTAGAGAAGAGGTTAAACCTTGTTCTAGGGTCTGCTCCACGTCCTACAGCACCATCTGTAGATAGTGAAGAGTATGAACCAGTTGCACCTGCTCCACAATCAGACTTTCGTGCTAAGATGAGTGCTCCTACTCCTGTAAAACAGGAAGCAGTTGTAGAAGATGATGATGCACTATCCTATTTTGCATCTCTAGCATCTGATGACTAATACAGTTGACCTCTGGGTCAACTACAAAAAAGTTCTTGATGATGTTTTCCCTGAGTTTAAATTTGATTCACGGTGGTGTGAGTGGAAAGGTAAAGGTAATCTGACTTTAACAGCAGACATCTTTACTGCTCCACATTTTATAAAATCAAGACGAGTAGATATTTACAACGAGAAATCAGATATCTATAACAATGTAATCTATCCTAAGACAGGGAGTTATCTTCCCTGTTTTGGTATGGATCTCATGGGATTCTTTAAAGAGAAAGTCATTATTGTATTTGACTTCCAACATCCAGTTGAAAAGTTTTTATTTTCTTTACCTAATTTACCTAAAGCAGAGAAAGACTATCGGTTCTTTGAGATGGGCAACCATTTTTCAGAGAACATTTTTGTAAGGTACTGTACCTTTGATGAAGTGGATAACTATCTACCAGAATTCAGACAGTATCTTGAGGTCTATCGTAGTATGATTGATGAAGCACAACCTACAGGTGAAGACACATCATTCTATAAAGACTTTGATGTTTACATGAAAAAATTAGATCCAATTTTAGGATACATGTCCAGTAGATTTGGTAAAGAGAATGCTAATCGTATGATGGATGAGTTTTTCTTTTCTTACGCTGAGTAAACTGTCACAAGGGGGGTGACATCACCCCCTTTTTATGTTATGATACGCTTATATATAATAAGACAAAGTGTTTGTTGAACTATTTGAAGTAGTAGAAACTACCATGTTAGCTGCTACTCTTACTGTTGGACTCGTTTCCACCAGTGTTTCTATCATGAAAGGTAAAAGTCCTCCAGATTTTAATGCGTTTGTTGCATCGGTTCAACCACCTTATGAGTCTGACGATAAAAGAATTTATCCAGAAGTCTTTGAGAAGAAACACTTGATTCCTCCAGAAGAGAGATATTATGAGTGAAGAAGAAGCGATGTTTGGCACAGAAGTCAAACCAAAACCAAAGAAGAAAATAAATTTAACCAAGTGGTTTGCCCTAGGTGTGGGTGGACTACTTGGTCTTTCTTATATTGGTATGATTGGCACAGTTGTCAATAAATCTAAAGAAAAGTTACCTGACTTAGACCTACCTGTAGGTCCTTACACATCCTATGTTGTTCAAGCAGATAAGGATGGATATAAGATCAGTTATACTGCTAACGATCCCAAGACAGCATTTATTACTAAGGACATCAAAGAGAAGGGTGGTTTCTTAGGACTTGCAACTGAGACAACTCAGATTACTGAAGAGTACTTCATGGATGGTCAGACCAATCAAGGTGGTGCTGTTTCTAATACTAGATCTTGGTTAGATCAGAAACCTGGTTTGACAGCATCACAGACAGCAGAGATAGTTGCTGCACGAAAAAGTGAAGCATGTATTGAAGCAGTTGGTTCTGCAAAAGGAACAGGTAGATTAGTAGGCACTAGCATTGGTGCGAGTGCTGCACCTGCTCTGAGTGGTATACCTTTCATTGGTTGGGTAGCTGCAGGTTGGGTAGCAATGTTCGGTGGCGATCAAGGTGCAAACATTGGTGGCAACATGGCAGAAGACCTAAACAAAAACTGCTAATCCAATTCCATAAATCTGGAAAAATTTTTCTGGCAAATTTTTACCCCAAAAGGTTTTCACTTTTTGGGGTATAATTTTTTGATGCGTTCTTGACGTAGTTCTTCTTTCTTTCTTCGTGCTTCTACCTTCTCATCCCACCAATTTACTGGCCAACGATTGATTTTTAAAGCAGCAATCCACAATTTCTTACGAGGAAGACGAAAGTATCTCCTTATTATATCTTGGAGAGATGGAAGGTTCACAGAATTGTACAGTTCAACGTAACTATTTATACATCAAATTTTAATAAAACTTTACAAATTACACTCCAGTTTTCTTGAGTCTCTTAGTTACAAAGTCAGATGATTGAGAATACAAACTCCTCTTCTTAAACTCTTCTATAAACCTAGTAAAATATCTTTTCTTGAGAAAGTATATC